GCTGTTGCCGCGATTCAGGGTGTTAGTAATGTTGCTGCGATTTCTGGTGCGAATGCTGCCGAAGCTTCCAGAGCAATGTATAATTTTGCTCAAGCTTTGTCTGCCGGCTATGTAAAGCTGATCGACTGGAAGTCTATCGAAAATGCTAACATGGCGACTGTGGAGTTTAAGACACAGCTTCTTGAATCTGCTGTTGCTGCCGGCACCCTTACCAAAACTGCTGATGGTATGTATAAAACGCTGGCAAAAGGAACAGTTATCGACGCCACTCATATGTTCAACGATAGTCTTCAGGAACAGTGGATGACGACCGAGGTACTTACCAGCACTCTGAAAGACTATGCTGACGAAACAACAGAGATTGGTAAGAAAGCTTTTGCCGCAGCCCAGGATGTCAAAACCTGGACACAGTTGCTGGATACTCTCAAGGAAAGCGCACAATCTGGCTGGGCTGAGACATGGCAGTTAATCGCCGGTGACTATGAAGAAGCAAAAACTACACTTCGCACATTCTCTGAATTTTTCAGTGGAATCATAGATGGCGCATCCGAAGCTCGAAATTCTGTGCTTCAGGGAGCGCTTATGTCTAGCTGGGGACAACTCAAGGATCGAGTCAATGAAACTGGTATATCGGTGGATACATTCCGCGACGTTCTTCGAGAAACCGCGGAAGCATCTGTTGATGGACTGAGCGAATTGATCGAAAAAGCCGGCTCTTTTGACGCGGCTTTGTCTGAGGGCTGGCTTACAACCGACATCTTGGTAGATACCCTAGATAATCTCATAAGCAAGACAATGGGTACTACCGTTACGATTGCTGAATTGTCTGATGAGCAATTGCAGAGCGTTGGTTATACGAAAGACCAAATCGATGCTCTGCGTGCTCTTTCCAATGAAGCAAAACTGTCGGACAGTAGTATCTCAACCCTGATTAAGACAATGGGCCAGCAAAGCGGTAGAGAACTTTTGTTCGACTCGCTTTTGAATATTGCCAAAGCTGTTCAGGGTTTACTCAAGACGATAAAAGGCGCGTGGCAGGATATTTTCCCGCCGATTGCGTCTGAACAGATTTATTCTTTTATCGAAGCGTTGCATTCAGCATCTGAGAGAATACGTGAATTCTTCACGCAGGCAGAGGCTGGCGCAGATGGAATAGAAGCCATTAACAAACCGCTTCAAGATATAAAGAATACATTTAAGGGTGTATTTGCCATTCTTGACATTGTTAAGGAGGCATTTACCGCTCTTTGGAGAGTCCTTTCCCCTGCAAAGTCTGCTGTTGGCGGATTACTTTCCGGCATTCTTGGCCTTTCTGGTTCTTTTGGTGAATGGCTGACCAATCTTAATAAAACCATTAAAGAAAACGACACATTCTACAATGCTCTGACGAAAGTTGTTGATTATATCAAAGATGCGATCACCACAGTAAAAGAATTTGCCGAGACCGTCAGAGAAAAATTCAATCTTCCAAGTCTTGCAGAAGCAAAAGAGAATGTCAAATCGTTCCTTCAGACTGTGAAAGAAAAAGTCAGTGTTCCCGGGCTTGAATTTCTGCACGATCTTTTCGAGAAGATTTGCGAAAGAGCTAAGCAGGTTCGAGACGCTATTCACAGTATGAAAGAAGGAATTATCGATTCCATGAGCAATATCGATGGCGCTGTAGCAAAGAGCAAACTTCTTTCTCTCCTCACTGGGATTTGGGAGTTTGCCAAAAAAGTTGGCAGCGTAATTGCTGGTGTGCTTGGAAATGCAATCGGCGGTCTGGTCGATATGTTCAGGAATGCTGATTTCAGTGGTATTCTCGATTTTCTGAACACTCTTGTTGCAGGCGGATTCGTGCTTGGTCTTAAGAAATTCCTTGATATTGGAAACGAGTTGAAGGGTTCCATCGGAAACTTCTTAGACTGGGCTAAACAATTTGGTGAAGGCATCAACAATATTCTCGACGGTGTTCGTGGTTGCTTGGAAGCATGGCAGCAGAATTTGAAAGCAAGCGCATTGCTTAAAATTGCTGGTGCGGTGGCTATTCTGGCTGCGGCACTGTTGGTTCTGTCAACTCTTGATTCGGAAAAGCTGATGAGTTCGATTACAGCAATCACTGTTCTTTTCACAGAGTTGATGGGAACAATGGGACTCATGAACAAGATGAATCTCGACTCTAAAGGCATGAACAAAACAGCTTCTGCTATGATAAAGATCGGGGCCGCTTTATTGATTCTGAGTCTTGCGATGAAGAATCTCGGTGAACTGGAACCCGAACAGCTTGCAGAAGGCCTTATCGGTGTTGGTGTTCTTTTAGCTGAGATTTCTGTCTTCTTGAACACTGCCAAGTTTGACAAAGGAGCTACTAAAACAGCCACCGGAATGATCCTCTTTGCCGCGGCAATCAAAATTCTGGCTTCTGCTGTCAAGGATTTGGCAGCATTAAGTTGGGAAGACATGACCAAAGGGTTGGTTGGAATAGGTGCTATTCTGGCCGAGATAGACGTATTTCTGAATACTGCAAAATTCAGTGGAAAAGCTGTTTTAACAGCTACAGGAATCGTTGTGCTTTCGGCTGCAATCAAAATTCTGGCTTCTGCTGTCAAGGATTTTGGTTCTATGTCCTGGGAAGAAATTGTTAAAGGCCTTGCTTCTATTGGCGCGCTTTTGATTGAGATTACCGCTTTCACAAGACTTACTGGTGACGCGAAGCATGTTGTTGCCACCGGACTTGCGTTAATTGAAATTTGTGCAGCAATGAAGATCTTTGCCTCTGCTATGAGAGCTTTCGGTGGTATGAGCTGGGAAGAAATCGTCAAAGGTCTTGTTGCAATGGGTGGTGCTTTGGCCGAGGTTGCAATCGCCGTTAAACTTATGCCGAAGAATATGGTTGGTATTGGTCTTGGTTTGATTGCGGTTGGTGCAGCACTCAAGATTATAGCCAGCGTTCTTGGGACAATGGGCGGAATGAGCTGGGAAGAAATCGCCAAAGGTCTTGTTACGCTTGGCGGGGCTCTTACCGAACTTGCAATCGCTCTAAACTTGATGAACGGCACCCTTAAAGGCTCAGCGGCGCTTTTGGTTGCAGCTGGGGCAATTGCAGTTTTGACTCCATGCCTAAAATCGCTTGGTAACATGAGCTGGGAATCCATTGCGAAGGGGTTAATTACTATCGCTGGTGCATTCGCAATTATTGGCGTCGCGGCAGCGGTTCTTTCTCCTTTGACTACTACGATTTTGGCTCTATCTGCTGCTTTGGCTATTATCGGCGTTGGAGCAGTTGCGATTGGTGCTGGACTTATTCTGATTGGAACAGGCTTAACAGCAGTTTCTGTCGGTTTGACAGCATTAGCGGCAGCTTTGGCGACCAGTGCAACGGCAATTGTGGCTGGCCTTTCTGCAATCGTTCTTGGAATTGCCAGTCTCATTCCCGTTATAGCAGAAAAGATCGGTGAAGCCATTGTTGCGTTTTGCGGCGCAATTGCTGCTGGTGCTCCGGCCATTGCCGAGGCTGTAAAGGCGGTTGTTCTGTCACTGGTTGATATGCTGGTGACTTGTATTCCTGCCATCGCAGATGGTGCACTTCAATTGGTTGTCGGTGTTCTTGATGCACTTGTTGCGTATACACCTCAAATCATTGATTTACTTATGCAATTCTTGATCGAGATTCTCGAAGGAATTGCTCGAAACATTCCTCAGTTGATTCAGGCCGCAATGGATGTCATCGGAGCTTTCTTCTCCGGACTTATCAATGCGCTCGGGCAGATTGATGTCGACACCCTTATCAAAGGTATTGCTGCTGTAGGATTACTGACAGGTCTTGTGGCGGCACTTGCTTTGGTCGCTGGGATGATCCCTGCCGCCATGGTAGGTGTTCTTGGACTTGGCGCTGTCGTCACCGAGCTTGCACTTGTGTTAGCCGCAATTGGTGGTCTGGCTCAGATTCCAGGTCTTGAATGGCTAATCAGTGAAGGCGGAAATCTGCTTCAATCCATCGGTACTGCTATTGGTGGCTTTGTTGGTGGTATTGCCGGTGGATTTATGAGTGGTGTGTCGAGTTTGTTCCCGCAGATCGGAGCCGATTTGTCTGCATTCATGACGAATGTACAACCATTCGTTGATGGTGCCAGCAGTATCACATCTGATTTACTGACCGGTATCGCAAATCTAACCGGAGCAATTCTGCTTATCACAGCTGCTGATTTGCTCGAAGGTCTTACTTCCTGGCTGACTGGTGGTTCCTCTTTGGCCGATTTCGGAAATGAACTCGTGCCGTTTGGCGAAGCTATGGTCGCGTTTTCAAACTCTATTTCCGGTTTGGATGGCGATCTTGTTGAGAAAGCGGCAACTGCTGGTAAGACTTTGGCCGAAATGGCCGCAACGCTTCCAAACAGCGGTGGTGTTCTTGGGTTCTTTGCCGGGAACAACGACATGGACGAGTTTGGAAAGCAGCTTGTGGTCTTTGGCGCTGCTATGATGGCATTTAGCGCCGTGATCAAAGGTCTTGATACAGAAGCTGTTCAAAATGCCGCCATTGCAGGCAAAGCTATGGCTGAGATGGCCTCTACGCTTCCGAATACCGGAGGAGCAGTAGCTTTCTTTGCTGGAGACAACGACATGACGACTTTCGGTCAGCAGTTGGTTCCTTTCGGCAAAGCCATTAAAGAGTATTCTGAGGCCGTAGCGGGATTGGATGTTGACGCCGTTACAAATTCTGCAACTGCTGGAAAAGCATTGGTGGAGTTGGCAAACACCATTCCTAATACCGGCGGCGTTGTTGCTTTCTTCACAGGTGACAATGATCTCAGTACGTTTGGCGAGCAACTGATTGATTTCGGTTGGGCTATGAGCGAGTATTCGGAAGCTGTCTCAGGAATAGACGGCGATGCTGTCGTTAATTCCACGATAGCTGGAAAAGCGCTTGTGGAGCTTGCCAACACCATACCAAACACTGGCGGTGTTGTTGCTTTCTTCACTGGCGATAATGATCTTGCTACTTTTGGTGAGCAGATTGTTCCGTTTGGCGAGGCTATGAGAGCTTATGCCGATGCTGTTGCTGGAATTGATACAGATGCTGTTTCGGCTTCTACAACGGCAGCCTTATCTCTGGCAGAATTGCAAGCAACACTTCCGAATGTTGGCGGCGTTGTGGACTTCTTCACTGGTGGAAACGATCTCGGAACATTTGGTTCTGGTATCAAAACCTTTGGCGAGGCTATGAAGTCTTATGGCGAAGCTGTAGCAGGTATGGATACTGAGGCAGTAACAGCATCTACCACAGCGGCATTGTCGCTTTCTGAATTACAAGCGACGCTTCCTAATGTTGGCGGCGTTGTCAGTTTCTTTACCGGAAGTAATGATCTTTCTAAATTTGCAGAAGGACTGATCCCGTTTGGTCAAGCCATGAAGTCATATGGACAGGCTGTGTATGGTTTGGATGCAGATGCGATCATGTCTTCGGCTATTGCGGCACAGTCCCTTTCGGAATTGCAGTCTACACTTCCGAATATTGGAGGTGTTCTGGAGTTCTTTACTGGCGGGAATGACCTTGGCAAATTTGCAGAAGGTTTGATTCCGTTTGGTGCCGCAATGAAGTCGTATAGTGATTCTGTTTCTGGGACAGATCCTGATGCGATTGTAGCCTCTGCAACAGCTGCAAAATCTCTTGCAGAGCTTCAGTCAGTATTGCCAAATGTCGGCGGAGTCATGGAGTTCTTTACCGGCGGAAACGACCTTGGCACCTTTGCAGCTGGAATTATTCCATTCGGAGAAGCCATGAAATCCTACGGTGAAGCGGTGACCGGAATCGATGCGGAAGCAATTACCGCATCGGCAGTTGCAGCTCGTTCCCTATCAGAGCTTCAAGAATCCCTCCCGAATGTTGGCGGCGTCATGGAGTTTTTCACTGGCGGCAATGATCTCGGTACTTTTGCGGCTGGCATTGTTCCGTTTGGAGCAGCGATGAATTCCTATGGAGCTGCTGTGACAGGAATTGATACTGAAGCAATCGGTGCGTCCGCCATCGCAGCGAGGTCTCTCGCTGAACTTCAAACTACTCTCCCGCAGGTCGGTGGAGTAATGGAATTTTTCACTGGCGGTAACGATCTTGCGAAGTTTGGAAGCACGCTTATTCCGTTTGGTGAAGCCATGAAATCCTATGGTCAAGCTGTTTCTGGAATTGATGCTGATTCTGTTCGAGCATCCGCAATCGCCGGACAATCGTTGGTTGAACTCGCGAACACCCTCCCTAATGCCGGAGGCCTCACAAAAATCTTCTCTGGAAATAACAGTCTCGCCAGCTTTGGTGATGAAATTGTGAGTTTCGGAAAAGATTTAGCTGCTTATGCAGCTGCTGTCAGTGGCATCAGACCGGAAGTTGTTAGTGCGTCTGCAAATGCCGCACAAGCGCTTTCTGATTTGGCAACAGGACTTCCTGATAGCAGTCTCTTTGATAAGTGGTTCGGTGGTGATCAGACGCTTGAATCCTTTGGTAGGGACATTGCTTCTTTCGGAGTAAATATGGGCGATTATTATTCAAAGATCGCTAATATCGATATCTCAAAGTTATCCGGGATTATTTCCGAGGTTTGGAGCATTGTTGACCTTGCAAATGGATTACAGGGACTTGACACAAAGGGAATGTCTGGTTTCAGCAAAGCCCTGAAATCAATGGCTGAAAGCGGTATTACGACATTTATTTCTACTTTTGAAGACAGTGGCAATAAGGTCAATACGGCGGTTAACAGCATGCTTGACAGGGTCAGCCTCGCGATCTCTGATAACAAAAGCGTCGCGACTACTGGAATGCAAGATGTTATGACGGCGCTTTCCACGGTTGTTGCACAGAAAGCGAGTGAAATCAATTCTTCTGTCGCAGTTATGATGTCTGGTGTGGCGAGTATAATTCGTAATAACACCAGTACAACTCAAACTGCCATGGCTACAGTCATGCAGGAAGCGGTGTCTACTATCAAGGGTTACTACTATTCTTTCTATGAAGCCGGCGAGTATGTTGGTGACGGGTTAAAAGATGGTATCTATTCAAAGAAGTATGCCGTTTCTATTGCAGGTCAAACTCTTGCTTTAGCAGCTTTGAACGCTGCGAAACAAGCTCTTGATTCGCATTCTCCTTCTCGTGAATTCATCTATTTGGGTGAAAACATTGGAGAAGGCTTGGCGATCGGTATTAACAATGGTATTGTACCCGCTGCATCTGCAACGTCGGATATGATTGGCGAGGTACTTAACGTTGCTGGAACTGGTATTGATGCTTTTGAGAATTGGCTCAGTGAGAAGAAATACTACAACGAGATTAGTTTGAAGGACGAACTAGCTGGTTGGGAACAGTTGCAGAAACAGTATGTTGAAGGTACCGAAGAGCGCAAGAAAATCGATCGGGAAGTCTATAGAGTTCAAAATGAACTTGTTGCCGCAACCTATCAGTATTCTCTGGATTGGATCGAACGAGAGAAATACTATAACCGACTCAGCACACAAGAGGAACTTGAAGCGTATGAGCGCATGCAATCTCGCTACATGGAAGGTAGCAAAGAACGCATGGAAATTGACAGAAAAGTATATTCGCTGAGAAACCAGCTTGTAGATGAATCTTATCAGAATTCTATGAACTGGATTGAGCAGGAGAAATACTATGGTCGACTTCCTCTTGCTGATGAACTAGCTGCTTATAAGAGAGTTCAGAGTCGTTATGCCAGGGGAACTGAAGAACGGAAGAAGATGGACCGTGAGGTTTATCGAGTTGAGCAGGAAATCTACGAAGCACAGAAGCAGTATATCGCAGATGTTCAGGCTGTTCAGGAAGAAGCCACACAAAGACGTCTTGACCTCGAAGATGAATACGCTGACAAGGTTAAGGCTATTAACGAACAACTATCCAGAGATATTGAGAGTGAAAATAATCGCTACATCGATGCTTTGGAGTCCAGAACAAACACGCTTTATAACTCCTATGGACTCTTTGATGAGGTACAGGAAAGAGAGAGTGTCAGCGGCGATACGCTGATGAAGAATCTCGAAGACCAAGTTAAAGAGTTTGGAGATTGGCAGGATGCTCTGAATAATCTTTCTGCGCGTGGTTTGGATGAGGAATTGATTTCTGAGCTTCAGGAAATGGGACCGTCTTCCATTTCTCAAATAAAAGCCTTGGAGGCAATGACCAAATCTGAACTGGACAAGTATGTTGCTCTGTGGCAAATAAAGCACGGCCAGGCTCGTACTCAAGCTGTCAGTGAACTTGAAGGACTTCGTATAGAGACTTTGAATAACATTGAGCAGCTTCGTTACAATGCGGATCGTGAGCTGGAAGATTATCGGAGCACTTGGCAACTTCGTCTTGCACAGGTTAATGCCGATGCTGACGCACAGCTCTCAAAGCTTCAGCAGGAATTTTCCGAGAAAGTCGGTCTTATTAAGAAAGACACCGAGCGAGAGACCAAAGAGATGGTTGATGCTGTTGAGGAAATTCTTGAGGAAGCTGGTTGGGATACCACTGGTAAGCAGATTGTTATCGGACTTACAAATGGCATAAACGAAGAAAAACCGACGTTCTTGGATGCACTTACGCAGATGGCGTTGGAAGGAGTTCAGGCTGTTAAGGACACCCTTGATATACAATCTCCCTCCAAAGTGTTCCGTGAGCTCGGTAACTTCACAGGCCTTGGATTTGTGAAGGGCATTTCTGATTATGCGGAGAAGTCTTATGACGCGAGCTCAATGGTCGCAGAATATGCGAAAAGCGGTCTTTCGGATGCAATTCAGACTGTATCCGAATATTTGAATGGCGACATAGAAGTTCAGCCGACGATACGACCAGTAATGGATCTTTCTGATGTTGCAAATGGCTTTTCTGCGATGAACAACCTGTTCTATAATCAGAAACTTCTTGCTCTTGCAGGTCAGACAAGCTTTGCGTTTTCTGCGAATTCCGGTGATAACGAAATGACCATTACTGTCGATAACAACGGTGTTATCCAGGAGATCCGTTCTCTTCGTAGTGAAATGGCCGAAATGACTGAACGTATGGCTCATATGCAGATTGTTCTTGACAGTGGCGCGCTTGTAGGCGAAACCGCTGACATGATGGATTCTGCTCTTGGGCAGAGGCAACATTATCGAGGAAGGGGGATATAGCATGTACCATTCTATTTCGTTCGGTGATAAAAACACCTGGGATGATTGGCGGCTTGTCCCCTCATCTCGACCTGTTTTCAATCCTCCAGCACAAAAGGTAAAAACGCTGGATATACCCGGTGGGGATGGTTTGATCGATTTGTCGACCGTTCTCACCGGGTATCCGGTTTACCAGAATAGGACCGGTTCCTTCGAGTTCATCGTGATGAACGACTTCAAACCGTGGCAAAAAGCCTATTCCGATATTATGGATTATCTACATGGACGAACAATGCGTGCGATTCTTGAAGATGATCCTGAATATTTCTATGAAGGTCGATTTACGGTGAACTCTTGGAAATCGGAAAAAGATTGGTCGAAGATTACCATTGATTATAGCGTTGGTCCATATAAATGGTCGTTGTTGTCTTCTGTGGATTGGAGCGATCATCAATTCGATCTTCAAAATGGATCTAAAATCTTTGATGCGCTATATGATGGTGCGTGGTCTTCGGTTCTTGACAGTTCTGGTAATGGAATTCAAACGTATCAACATGTTGGGCCGAAGATGTTCAAGAACATCAGCGTAACAACATTTGAAAAACGGATTGAACTTGATGCGTCATTTCTTGGTAGAGCTCCGGTATGCCCAAATTTCATTATTTCCAGCTCTTCATACAGCGGTGTTCATGTTCGATTCGTCAATCCTGTACTTGGAATAGATAAGACACTGCTTCTTTCGAGTCGGACGACTCAGGTTCCAGAGTTCGTATTTTACGGAGATCTTGGTGCCACTGTCTATCTGTGGTGTGAAAGCGGGACAAGAACCGTGTCTATCGATTTTAGGCAAGGGAGGTTATAGTCTTGTATTCGATTTATGCCGATGGTGTTTGCGTTTACGATGATGTTATCGTATCAAAAAGCATGAAGGCTCTTAATCCAAAGCTTGTTTTGGAAGATAATTCCGCTGGATCGCTTTCTATGACGCTAACACCAGAAAATTCCGGATACTCTACTATCATTCGCCTTATCAGCGATATTACTGTTAAAAAAGACGGAATAGAAATATGGTCGGGGAGAGTTCTTTCCGAAAACATGGATTTCTGGAATAATCGCGTGCTGTATTGCGAAGGCGAATTAGCGTTTTTTAACGACAGTATTCAACCCCCTGCCGAATACACTGTTTCAACAATACGGGAATATCTTCAAGCTTTAGTTACTGTTCACAATTCAAAGGTTGGTCAAAACCGTCGATTCACACTTGGTGCAGTAACGGTGAACGATGCTCGTCTCCCCACGTTCTACACAAACTATGAGAAGACTTTAGAGTGTCTAAATGATCTAATCGAAAACTATGGCGGTCACATGCGTGTTCGGAACGAAAATGGCGTGCGCTATTTGGATTACCTTTCGGATTATCCAAATACTTGCACGCAGATAATTCAGTTCGGAACGAATCTGATAGACTTTACACGACAATGGGACATGACAGAGTTCGCTACTGTTATTGTTCCTTTGGGTAAACGGCTTGACGAAAGTCCTATTGAAGCTCTCGATGCTTATGTTACGGTGGCGAGTGTGAATGAAGGGAGCATATATGTTCAGGCTGATAGCGAAGTCATTAACGCATATGGAAGAATTGAAAAGACTGTTACCTGGGATGATGTAGAGAACGCCAACGTTTTACTCCAAAAAGCAAGACTATATCTAAGCGATCTTCAGTTCGACAACATGGTTCTGGAATTGAGCGCACTTGATTTACACTACCTGAATGTCGAATACGAATCGGTAAAAATGTTGGATCAGATTCGTGTGATTTCCCGTCCTCACGGACTAGACCGGTTATTCCCAGTAACAAAACTTGAGATTCCTCTGGATAGCCCTGAAAAGACACAGTTTAAGCTTGGAGATGCAGTTCGTGTCAGTCTAACTCAAGTTAACAATCAGACGAATTCCGCGATATTGCAGAAAATTGATGATTTACCGAAAGTGCAATCCGTGCTGAAAGAAGCAAAGGAAAACGCCGAGGCTATCATGAATTTGGCTACAAATGGTTATATCACCATTACCAAAGATCAAACCGGTTCGGAAGCTCTTATCATTTCGAGTGAAAGAGATTATACACGAGCCGATAAATATTGGAAATGGAATATGAACGGACTTGCCTATTATAATCGAGATCAAGGGTCTGGTCAGCAGGACTTACCAATTGCGATTACGATGGATGGGTCGATTGTAGCCGACTACATTACAACCGGAACGATGAGCGCTGATCGAATTCGAGCCGGCATATTAGAGAGTGTCGGTGAAAATAGGACATATGAAGAAATTCGGGATAGCAGCGGACAATTGATAAAAGACAGCTCAAACAACGATATTCAATCTCAATCGAGAAAGTTTGGCAACGTTGTGTTTGATCTTAATGAAGGAACACTTCTTATGAAAAAAGGTTCTATTCAACTTGGTCAGTATAGCGGAGGTCATTATCAGTTTGAAGTTGATGATACCGGACGGTTGTATGCCGGATCAAGTGCGATATTTGCAGGAACACTCGCTGCCGCAACAGGCAGTTTCGGGGGTGAATTGGTTGCTGCAAGCGGAAGTTTTCGAGGTGTTGTAACAGCAACGGACTTTATCAATGCTATAACCGGGGAAAGCATGTTTGATCTTGCGAAAAGAAAAATCAAATCCGGATATCTGGATTTAGATGATTTGTATATTCGCATAAATAACGAGGTCGATGGTCTTTCTACCAGAATAAATTTGCTTCCCGGCCAGATAATGACGAGCGTAGCAAGTGAGTATGTTTCCAACGAAGGTTTAACGCAACGTCTGAAAACTTCGGTTACGTTAAATCCGGATGGAATTCTCATTTCAAATGCTACTGGACAGAAGTTTACGATCAATACCGCCGAAAACATTTCCATGTCGTTCAGCAATCTCACAGACTACCAGACGAAACAGAACGAGATCAACGCCGCTGCTTCAGCAGGATATAATGCCGGTATTCTTGCTGGAAATGCACAAACTGCTGCCAATAATGCTGCGAATACAGCCAATGCCGTTAATAATGCTTTAACAGCATTAGAAAACAATATTGGCTATACGTATATCGATGGCGAATACGTGATTTCTCCAACGATAATTGGTGGCACATTTTATGCTACAAACGCTAAAACCGATTACTTGAGGATCACGTCTGATGGACTTCGATACTACAAAAACTATAGTAGGACCGCTCAACTTGATTGGTATTTGGAAACAGATTCTTCAGCCAGGAAAGTGGTTCTTGGTAGTTTTCCATATAGTATTGTCATGTCAACAGCTGGAACATTTAAGGTTGAAGCTTATACAGCTGATTTTTCAGATGTATCCAATACTATCGGCCTTTACCTTCGTTTCACATCGTAAGGAGGTGTGATGATGAAAGGTAGCGTAAAATTTCATCGTACATTCGGCGAAGGGAGTGCATGTTCTGGTTCTGGCGCAGATACCGGTTTTTCTGGGGGTCAACCATATATTAACTTAGCCGCTTATCCAACAAGGGACGGATCGACGCATGTTATGTTTTCATGGAATACAGAAGATTCTACGGTTTCAGAGATTGTTAGTGTAAAACTATATTTCACAACAACTCTGTGGAATAATATTGTTCCAAATGATGAATGGCACATTGGTGACGATAATCCGTTTAGTGACAGTATGGATAATGTCACATCGATCAATATGTCCTGGACTGGAGAAGGTGAATTGGGTGAGTATTGGTGGTTTGAAAGTGGTTACACTGTAATGCTTGCGGTACAACACTATAACAACTCGGAGAAAAAGACAGGCTATGTTACTTGGAAATACTTGTACGCACAAACAGAAGACAACATGCTAACAAGTGCTTCTCCGACACTGAGTTATGACAATGGCAAACTTACCATTGGAAGTCTTGTATCTGGTAGACGTATTCTTGAGTTTCGCAGAACGGATATTTCTTATGGGGATAATACCGGGATCTCTGATGAGGAAACTTTGAATGAGATGTTTTTTACCGCTCTTCTGAATATGGAATATGATAACCCATACAGAGGGTATTATTACCTTTCAAATAATCCAATCATCGAACGATGGCGCCGAGGTAGTTATACTATCGGAGTTAGATTTAATAGCACAAGAAATCAATCAAGGATTTCGTCTGCTATCGACAACGCAATAGATCAAATCAATTCGGTAATGAATGAATTTGGTATTTCATTTCGGCGAAGTGGTACCAGCGGAACGATAACAGTCGTTGTTGACACCGAGGCAAATCTGTATGGTATCGACATTTACAACACGAATTATGTATATGGCGGTACATGGCAAACAGACACGGATTCCTCCGGTAATATTATCGGCGGGACTGTTAAACTAGCGAGCGATTTTCAAGATGCTGGTGCTTATTTCTCGTCTTATGAAACAGTTGCGTTTGAGGAGCTTCTTCAATGTATGGGCGCAGGTTTCGACCAGGTTGAATATCCTTATGAAACGATTCATACAGATTTCAACTATTACAACAAATCCAGTTCGATGTATCAAAAAGATGCAAATATTCTCCGTCTTGTATATTCGAGCGAAGTTGAAACAGGCGATCCTTACTATGAAGTGTGCAGAAAACTAAACATTCCTAAAGGCGCATATATGCCATCCACAAGCACGTGGGATTCCGAACAAACTGTAAATGTGACAAGTTTTGCCACAAGAGGCGGAACATATCAAGTTCGAGCATTCATCGTTAATTACTTTGGAGAAGTCAGCGGGACAAGTAATTGGCTTACCATAACTATTCCTGAGGTTCAAGTAGATCCATGGGATTGGAATGCCTCGAACGGAAGCGCTTCTGCGGCAAAGACGAATCAGTTTTATAGGGTTCTGACTGGGCAAGCTTTACCTGAAGATGGTTTTTCTTATTTGGTTTGGAACGATCTTGTTGATAAAGTTGCAGAAGTAGTTGAGGCTTATGGAGGAACATGGTACCCCTATAGTGGCTACGGAAAGAACGGGTGTAAAGTCCGTAGTGGAGATACATTTAGCGCTTCAAAGTACAATGAGGTTCGTGTTCAAATTGGTTCAATTCTTTCAACTGGTATTTCTGATCGAAGCGAAGGTGATGAAATACAAGGACGTTACATTACAGTTCTGACCGATAACATCAATACCATTATTTCTACCATGCTGTGACAAGGAGGTTCATATGCAGTTAATTTTCGACAGAGGGACTTCTTTGGAAAGGTCTCTCCTGGTTGACACAATCAATGAGCTCGTGTCCGAGAATCGGTTAAGAGCTTCTTTGAACAAAGCGTTTGAAGATCTCGAAGATATTCCGGATGTGAGCTCTTTTTACGCCAATAAGAGTTTTAATACAGTTGACGCTGTTGTTGAAAACAAAACGATCCGGCTCGATGGCACGTACAACTATATCGCCGTGTTGAGCGTGACTTATTCCGAACGGTCGAAACAGTATTCACTGAATTTGACTCTTGAATACCAAGCGCCCGTAGTTTCTGAGTGAGGTAGAAGTCAATGGAAACTCTGGAAATAATGCGGCGTCTTGCCCAGATACATAATCGCATTATTCAGGTCTCTGTTTCTGGCGATAGCACGATTCTTATCGGTGATTCCATTCGGGATCTTCGTTTGCTTTTGCAGGAATTGGAGAAAGATGCAAAATCTGAGCAAGTCAAATTATCCGATTCTGCTGGAGAAGAGGTGACTTGAAATGAGAATTGCTGTTGACGGCTTATCCGTTTATCTGCTTGAAGATGAGACCTTGGTGAGCAAATCAAAGAAAGTGTATAACGTTCATTTCACATTCGATGAAACTTGGGACGGTTTTGTAAAAAAGATCTCATTCAAAGCAGGTGCCGTTACAGAAAAAGTCTCTTTAACGGATGATTCCTGTGTGATTCCGACTGAATGTCTTGAAGAAGGCGGAGTGAACCTTATGGTTCGCGTGTCTGGAACCAAGTATAACAGCGGTGGAGGTATCAGCAAGAGCACTGATTGGCATCTGATCAGTCGTATCCTCATGTCGCCGCATTTCGATCCGGTTGTTGATACCGCGATTCGTAGTGGTGAATTGGTCGATCATGTTGCAAAATTCTACACCACTACCGATATGTCCGGAGATCCGGCATTCACCATGGATATTCCGACGGAGATGTTCTTGGATCAGTCTGAAACGCAGTTCGTTGCGAATTTCGTCTGGTCCGACGAATCCTATCCTGGGTCTACGAATCCGAACCTTGACGGCAAGCCCGTCTTTGTCCTTGCCGTGAAGAGTGAAGATCCCGAAGATAATCCTTCCTATAGTTTCATCAACATGCAGTTGCTTGTTGATGTTTACACTGGTGGAGATGGTGACGGTTCTACTACCGTTGCAGTCAGTGGTTATCAGATTTCAGTCAATGTCAATCTGTCCAGTAACGACGGCAACATCATCACAAAAGACGCAAGCGGGAAGCTTTACGCAGCTCATCAAGACATTTCCGGAAAGGCCGATAAGGATTCCAATGCCGTAGAAGGAAACTTTGCTGCTTTCGATGCCAATGGAAATCCGGTCGACAGCGGTCATAAGCATGGCGACTATCTTACAGCTCATCAGGATATTTCCGGAAAGATGGACAAACCTTCTTCTGCTGTTGAGGGTAATCTTGCCAAATTCAATGGCAATAAAGAAGCAGTTGATTCCGGAGTTGCGTTTGGTGACGTTCAGAAAAAGCTCGCTGCGGCCAGCTTTACTGCCGGAAATGTCCGTACCAGTGATGAAAATGGTTTCGCCCTGGATAGTGGCATCCCTGTCAGTTCTCTGCTTCAGGGAGAAGTAGCTTCTGATACTGAGATCAACAACATGCTGGATGAGGTGTTCACCTAAAAGGAGGTGGCATAGTATGCCCACAATAAGAATTCTATCTCCTCCGAAATCAACCATTGGTATGACAACCCACTTGAGAAAGGATGTGAAAAAATGTGAGTAGACTCAAATGGGATGAGACCGGTAAGCGATTCTACGAAACTGGTCTCGATCGCGGCGTTCTGTTCGTCATGGGAAGCAATAATGCCTATTCCAAAGGTGTTCCGTGGAACGGCCTTACCGCTATCACTGAAAGTCCCTCTGGGGCAGAAGCGAATCCCCTGTATGCGGATAATATCAAGTACCTCAATCTGATTGCTGCCGAAGATTTTGGCGCAACGATTGAGGCTTTTACTTATCCGGAGGAGTTTGCTGCGTGTGATGGAACTGTAACTGTCATCCCTGGTTTGATGCTTGGTCAGCAGTCCAGGAAGATGTTCGGTATGGCCTATCGCACGAAGCTCGGCAACGATGTTGCCGGTATGGAATACGGGTACAAGCTTCACCTCATCTATGGCGCTCTGGTGACGCCTACTGAACGTGGCTACCAGACCGTAAACGACAGTCCGGAGGCAATCAATTTCAGCTGGACTGTCAACACAACTCCTATCGACGTGCCTGGCTTGAAACCTACGGCGCATCTGGTAATCGATTCGAGAAAGACCGGAAGCGCGATTATGGCTCTGCTTGAGGATCTCATCTACGGAAAGGATTTTGTTCCGGGAACTTCCGAAGTTGATCCGGTCGATGCAATTGACCCGACGCTTCCTTCGCCCGCGGCAGTTCTTCATCTCATCAACACCGGAACCCCTTACGAGGAAGTTGACGAAATGCTGCTCGACGATTCCGGAGAACAGATCCTTGACGACACTGATGAAGAGGTTCAGGTACGTCATATGGTTATTGTCGCTTGATAAAGGGGTGACAATATGCCGGACATCTACGTCAAACTTACTCAAATGCGGGAGATTCTGGAGCGAGTGAAAGCTTATTTTCTCGGAACTCTTGATGAATCTCTCGAAGCGAGTATCACAGCTGCACTTCAGGAATATGACAGCAAGTGGTCTATTTATGAAATGCCGCTTCCGTTGTGCGACAGTTCTGGAAATCAGATTCTGGATGACACAGACGGGGAAATCCAGGCAAAGTTACTACTCGTAACTCTGTAACTAAAACTATCAAAAGGAGTATCGTGATATGGGTAAAATTACCGATTACGCGGCAGTAACGACTCTTGCCGCTGCCAACGTCTTCCTGATCGATGGAGCGAATGGCACCAAAACTATCTCTGCCCTGAATGCTGCCAAGGGTCTGGCGGCACTTCTCCCCAACGATGATCTCTTCGCTATGCTGGATGAGATCGGTTCTCCCATTCTTCACCGGCAGATCTATCGTGGTAAGAATCTCGGTACGAGCTTTACCTCCGCGCAGAAGGCTCAGATCGCCGCCGGCACCTTCAAGGACATCTGGCTGGGTGACTACTGGGTCATCAACAGTGTGACCTATGTGGTCGCGGATTTCGACTACTGGTATAAGTGCGGTGATACCGAATTCGCCAAGCACCACATCGTCGTGATCCCCAACAAGAACATGTACAACGCCAAGATGAACGACAGCAACGTCACCACGGGTGGCTACTACAGTTCTAAGATGCGTGGTGTCGATGTGGAGGGGACTTTCACGCCTTATGCTGAGGGCTGCGGTCTGTACAATGCTCTGACCGCGTTCCAGGCCGCTTTCGGCGACGCGCTTCTGACTCACAGAGAGTATCTGTGCAATGCTGTCGAAGACGGCAAGGAGTCTGCGGGCGCCTGGTTCGATTCCATCGTGGATCTGCCCAGTGAGATCATGATCTACGGAAATTCCATTCGGACCCCGTCTCCTCAGCTCTATACGATCGGCAAGTCTCAGCTGGCTCTGATGGCGGCTTCTCCCAAGTTCATCGATACCAGAGAGAGCTACTGGCTGCGTAATGTCGTGTCCGCGACGCGTTTTGCCGATGTGAACAGCTACGGCCTTGCGGACACCACCGGCGCGTCGTACTCTAATGGGGTTCGTCCGGTTGCTGCTGTTGGTGGTTAAGTAAATCTGGGGGCCTTGTGCCCCCGGGTCGAAAAAACCGGACTCAGGTGACTGAAAAGCGTGTTAAACTATCTCAAATTTTCGGAAAGGAAGATTCAAAATGGAAGACAAGGTCTATACCATTATTCTCGCCGATGGGACCGAACTCACCGGCCTTCGCCTGAATGGCGATAACTATATCTCTTCGGCAGCTGTTTCTGCTGATGTCTTCGAGGACAACTGCTCTCCCGTTATCATCAGTGACGGCGAAAACGACGAGATTCACGAGAACATGGAGCTGGTACAGGTCACCAATGTCGGCAACGAGTTCTGGTTCGTTCTTCGTGACATGACCGCCGCCGAACTGGAGAAGATTCGGATGCAGGCTGACATCGAGTACATCGCCATGATGGCCGATATCGAGCTCTGATTCCTTATCTGCCGACATATCAAAAATCACGAGAGGAGACGCTGACATGGAACACAGTGCAAACTATGAAAAGGTGAAGCGGTACTACGTTCTCAAGATTTGGAACGAGGCCCGCGTTCGCAACGCCGTCGTGAAGGGCTGGATTACCGAGGCCGAGTTCACCGAGATCACCAATAAGGAATACTGATATGAGTGTGCTCGCAAGTAGACGAAAAGAATCCCGTTTGGAGCCTATCGTATCTTCAATTGAGCTTCATGAGACAATTACCGAACTTGCACAGAGAGATTTCGGTGTAAAAGATTTGGATCAGCTTGTCCGTGTTCGTTATGCCAACGGCATTGACAAATATGAAGATTTTGGCAGATACAGAGGATTGATGCGAATCGAAAGAGATAAGGTCGATCAGCTTTGTTTTCTGCTGACGAATAATCTTCGAGCGGCCAATTCAATCTATCCAACCTCAATGCAGGAGTACGAAAAGCGAAGAGAATACCAAAACTTTGGGATTGTCAATTGCGAGCAACTTGTAAAAGAACTCCAGCGAGTGGTAGAGCTCTTCAATGTAGACATCAATGTCTACGAGAGGTGCATTAAGGCAATCAATCGAGAAATCGATCTGATAAAGAGATGGCGTCAAAGGGACAACAAAATCAAATCATATTTGCAGGGTAATATCTAACGAAGCGCTGTCCGCGACGAATTTTGCCAATGTGAACAACAACGGCAATGCGAACAACAACAACGCGTCGAACTCTAATGGGGTTCGTCCGGATTCTCTGTCTTTAACCAACAGAGAAGGAGATGTTATCCTTTCCCATCAAGGGAGAAATGACAAACCCGGACGCAATTTACTACGGTAAGTATTGCTATAACGGTGAATAACTATGACATATGAGGAGATTCTCTGCGACGCCAACTCTCTTTATCGGGCTTATAAAGCCTCCGTAAAGGGAAGTAAATGGAAAGAAGCCACACAAAGATTTATGCTGAAGTTTCTGATTTACATTTTTGGCATTCGCGACGAATTGATAAACAGAACACTTCAAAATGGACCTGTTGGCGAATTCTTACAGAATGAGCGGGGGCGGATTAGGCCCATTACAAGCCGTACCGTCAAAGATCGTATTGTTCGCCACGCTTTATGCGATGAGCTTTTGCTTCCGGCAGTCCGGAAAAAGATCATCTACGATAACGGTGCATCTATCAAAGGCCGAGGTATTTCCTTTTCCAGAAATCGTTTTGAGGTTCATCTCAGAAAGTATTATCGGGAATACGGAAACGATGGCTATATTCTATTCGGGGACTTTTCAAAGTTCTATGACAACATCATCCACGAAATTGCTAAACGGGAGCTTTTGAAACTGTTTGGTGATGATGAATTTATCGACTGGCTGTTAACTCTGATATTCGATGGCTTCAAGATCGATGTTTCGTATATGACAGACGAAGAATACGCCACCTGTATGGAGGATCTCTTCGTTAAACTTGAGTATCGTGATATTCCGAAGAGCAAATTGACAGGCGAAAAGTGGATGTACAAATCTGTTGATATCGGTGACCAGTTATCGCAGGTCATCGGTATTTATTATCCCTATCCTATCGATAATTACGTCAAATATGTCCGCAGTCAAAAGTATTACGGAAGGTATATGGATGACTGGTACATCATAAGTCCGTCAAAGGAGGAGCTGCTTGATATTTTGGAGCATGTTAAGGAAATTGCGACAAATCTAGGAATTCATGTCAACGACAAAAAGACAAGAATTGTGAAAGTCAGCAGCACCTATAAGTATCTCCAGATCAAGTATACGCTTACCAGTACAGGAAAGATCATAAAGCGTATCAACCCAACACGTGTCACGGCGATGCGAAGAAAGCTTAAGAAGCTTGCTATCAAGGTTGAGAACGGCGAATCGGTTTATGAGGACATTGAGAACATGTATCGAAGTTGGATGGGCAATTACTACAAGTTGCTTTCCAAACTGCAACGGCAACATCTCATAGAGCTCTATGAGGAATTGTTCGGTAAGACCATCACTATTGTCAACAAGAAGATGGTTATCACAGATAAACCACAGGAGGTAAAATAAGATGAAAGACTTCTTGAAGGCAGCGGGTATTCGTGCTCTGAGAACTGTGGCCCAGGCCGCATTGTCGATGATCGGTGTCAGCACTTTGATGAGCGAAGTCAACTGGATTCAGGTCCTTAGTGCTTCGCTTCTGGCCGGCGTCATCTCTATTCTGACGAGTGTCATCACCGGTCTGCCCGAAGTGGACGGTGAGAAGAAATGACACTGGCAGTTCAGATCATTGGAATGTTCAGCGGTCTATCGGCATTTCTCACCCTTTGCATATTGCTGATTCGTCCGATTCGCGAACGAGTGCTCGGAACCAAAGACATCCGAGAGGGACAGAAATGCATTCTGAGGGCTGATATGCTGCGTGCTTACTACAGGCATCGTGACGAAGATCAGATTCGACAATACGAAAAAGAAAACTTCATCATGGAGTACAAAGCATACAAAGCGCTCGGCGGAAACTCTTTCATCGATGACATAGAGAAAGAGGTTCGCCGATGGGACGTTGTAACGTGAATCGATGCGGAAAAAGGTGTAGGAGGGTCGTTTACTCGTTGACTACTCCTACACCTTGCCCTATAATGTCTTGTAGTTACGCTGTTTTGCGAAACTATAATAGAAACTCATTATCTTCAAATCCACTGTTTTCTGCTCTTAATTGCTTCTATTTTAGCATATAATGGGCTTTTTAGAGGCAGTTAGTAGTAGTTCATAGTAGACTATTCAGACATTAGTTCTATACTGTTTCTACACTTAGATTCCTACAAAATAAAGATGAACTGTACGCTCTATATTTACGAGCGAAAGGGAACTGTAACTGGAATGGACGCCCCCATAGCGGCTTCGGGCAACCGCCTGGATTCAGCAGAGCCAGCCTTACAGCTTTTCCTTTCGTTCTTAAATGTAGAGTTCTTTTTGTCTTAGGGGATCTTTTCGATTTCTTGTTTCAGCCAATCGAATTTTCGTTTCGTATAGACTTTCTCGGTAATGTCTGAGATCTTATGGCCGACCATATATTTGATGGCGTATTCATCAGCACCATATCGTTTCAGTGTGGTCACAAAATGAGTACGTCCATCATGCGGTCGGTGCTCTGGATTCAATTTCAGAGCTGTGATGATTTGCTCAAACGCTTGTTGATATCTTGGGTATGTCAGTTTGGTACTCTTCTTTCGAGTTCCGGGAACAACCCAATTCAGAAGATAAGGACTATTGAGTTTAATAGCTTCTTGATATTTTGCTTCTACGAGAGTTCGGATTTTGCTGTGGATCGGGACGGTTCTGTCGACTCCGGCGTCTGTTTTCATTCCGCCCTTAAACGTCCATTCGACAAGGTCTGTATTTTTTATCTCAAGCAAACCAAGTTCTTGCGGTCTCCAACCAGAGTAACACTGGATTAGAAGGATGTCAATTCCAGGAACAAGATCGACGGAGTTCCAAAGAGTTTTCATCTCTTCATCGGTAAACGCGATGTGCTCTTTCTTTACGGTCTGGATCTCTTTGATGGTCTCGTCTGTCAGTTTGAATGTGCGAGAGTAGTTCCGGTCAACAATCTCATACTCAAGAGCGTAGTCCAACATCTGATTAAACAAGGTTTTAATCTTGTTCTTCATAGATGCGCTTGGTTTTTGTTCGACGCCTTTGACAATGGCAACGCCATCTTCCATGCAACCCTTTACATGACGTGCTCGAATGTCCATGACGCGCATTTGGTAGATGGCAGAGCAATACGCCCAAGCGCCTTCCATGGGTTTCGCATCTGTGACTGTTTTCTCGTACACAGGCAACCATTGATTGTAGAGTTCTTCAAGCGTGATCGACGGATTCAAGTCATACGGATTCTTGTTGTACTCAACCAAAGCCTGATACGCATCGTTGTAAGTCGGAAAATATGACTCTGGTTTCAATGGTTTACAGATAGGTCTTCCGTTTTCATCTTTCCCGACTGTCACCATGGCTCGGAAAGGATTGCGAAGATTTCGTTTCTTGATTTCACTGATCTGACCGAAACCATTTGGCAGTCGTCTTCGTTTGTGATTATTGCTTCGAGATTTATGGCGTTTGTCAGTCCCTTGCATTGGATAGCCACAGTGCGGACAAGTTAACGCTTTATCACTTACTTGCAGCTCGCACTCTGGACAGGTAGTCAGCATCATATCACCTCACAATTCAAAATGGAGTATTCTGGCTTGATTTGCTTGTGATAATGATATATCATAAGTGTATGAGTTTGTCAAGTCCTACACTAGCATTTTCTTATTTAGGATAGACAAATCTCTAATCTAGGATAGAGAGAAGCGAAATCAGTGGTTAGACCTGACAGAACTGTTTGTCCGAAATGTGGTGGTCAATTAAAGCATTTCGACAATGTGAAACGCATTGTGCGGACAAAAGCTCGACGAACAGAATGGATTGAAATACGGCGGCTCCGCTGTACATATTGTGGAGCCCTGCACAGAGAGCTTCCCATAGAGCTATATCCTTACAAACAATACGAAGCCGAAATTATTCAAGGCGTACTTGAAGGTCTGATTACATGCGAAACTCTCGGATTCGAGGATTATCCTTGTGAGATGACGATGTCCAGGTGGATGGCGCAGAAATCACAACTGCTATTGTGGAGGTGATATCTGTGAATACAAAGAAAATCGCAAGCACTGTAGGAACATACGTTATTGTTGGCGTGGCTTCAGCGGTGGGGTCTGCCCTTTGGACGTATGTACTGAGAGATAAGGTGAGCTATGCGATCTGGAAACTGAAAAGACCTAAAGCAGATAACATCATTGATTTTGGAAAAGAGGTAAAGAGATTGAGTCGCTGATACGGCGGCTCATTTCTCTTTTATGCGCAGATTTTGCAAATCGTATTATGGAGAAGTAGCTTAGCTCAGTTGGTTAGAGCAACACCAATTTAGGTGTATGTCATCGGTTCAAATCCGATACTATTTCTTTTCTTTTCACCGAGGAAGTTTTGAGTAAAAAGCCTTTGCCAATTTAGAATAGCCGACAAAAGGAGGTAAATGTAGATGGACGAACAAGAGTTTCATCCTGGTTCAGTTCCGGTCATCGTTGCAGCTCGCGTCTATGGCAAAGATGCGTCTTGGGTTCGAGCAGGAATCGTTTCAGGATGGCTTCCAATTGGTAAGGCTACTCGCAATGGCAAATTGGTCACCACCATCGAAGAGATGAACAGCCGGTATGGACGTATCAACTTTTACATTTCACCGAAACGTCTTTACGAAGAAACTGGTTATCTATGGAAAGGAGAGCGAAAATAATGGCAACGAATGTCAAACCAGAATTGTCGGAAAAGAACCCGTATTTCATCGAACGCGAACGCTATTACGAACTGAAGCATTTCTGCCGGCAGTATCCAATTTGGAAAAAGGCTTATGCTGCTCTTGACGGGTTGAGCAGAAGGCCTGCTGACCTGGAGCTGTTCAACAAGCCGAACCAGACCAGCGATCCGACTGCCCGCTGCGCCGAAGCCCGTGCCTCTTATCTCAATAAGATTGAGATGGTCGAGAAGTGTGCAAAAGAGGCTTCGGACGATCTGTATAAGTATCTCATGATCTATGTCACCAAAGGTGACGGATACAGCGTGCTTAAAATGCGGGATCATATCCCCTGCTGCAAGGACGTGTTCTATGATGTTGCCAGGAAGTTCTTCTGGCTACTGAGTAAGGTTCGCGATTAACTCAACCTTGTCATTCCATAATCAGCGTGTTATAATCTGTCCAAAGAGGAAGGGCTCGCGGAAACGCGGGCTCTTTCTTTTTCTTATTGATATTTACCGGACGCAGGTGACTGAAATCAATGCTAAAATCATACCCTGAAAAATTCCCGGTGGGGGAAAATCTTAAAACGTTTTAAGGAGATTGACGCATGAGTATATTTACCTTAGGCGATCTCTTGCGACATCATGGCGTCAAGGGTCAAAAATGGGGCGTCAGACGAACCCCAGAGCAACTTGGACATAAACCGCCCATCAAGGAAGTTCTTGAAAAATCTCAGGCAAATAGTACAATGGGAGCAGAGTTTGCGATTCTTCGTAGTCTTGGTGCGAAAGCGAAGAATTACATGGTGCTTGATCCTGTTTCCAAACAGGAATATCCTTTTGTTGAAGGCACCAAAATCAGAAATCCGACCGTGTTTGCGGGAAAGGGTTCTTCAAAGGCGCTTCGCGAAGAAGTCGCACAAGGCTTATCCAAACAGATTGGCGGAAAGCCAAGCGAATGGCAACATTGTAAGGGAATCGGAACTTTGGATGTCGATGGTAAGAATACAGAGGCCGAGATCCATTGGTTCCAAGAACCTTCAGTTGGAAAACATCGTTTCAAAGTCAAGGAATGGCTGGATGACTGAAAGGAGGGTCAATATGTCCGAAAAGTCCAGTTTCAAAGTGCGGTGGATGGGTAAAACCGAATTCCTATACTTTACGCATGGCAAGATTTATACGGTTCTTTCCGTGGAAAAGGGTTGGTATAGAATTGTCGATGACAGCGGCGAAGACTATTTGTATCCTCCCGATCAGTTCGAGATTGTCGAGGAATAGAAATTCAAAATGGAGGAAGGGTCCTGGGAAACCAGGGCTCTTTTTCTTTCTGGAGGTATCGTATGCAATTCATCATCGGCCTTGCTGTAGGCCTACTTTTCATGTTTCTCCTGTTGTTCCCTCCTCTCAGAGCCTTACACTCTCGTTGGCGGCCAGTCGGTGATCTTCGGGTAGACCGTTCCGACCCGATGGATCAGCCATACCTGTTTCTCGAATTCGACGCGGGTACGGACGTCAACACCGTAATCCATAGTAAGCATGTTGTGCTTCGGGTAAAGTGTGAAGATTTTCTCCCGCACGAATGACAGTTGCTTTTATGGAGCCAACTCTAAAACGATTTGAAAGGAGAAAGCAATATGGCAGAGATAAAGAGTTTGTTGGACGGCGTGATTGAAACGGAAATCGAAGGTCTCGATTCCATTTCCGACAGGGACGAGAAGTCCAAGGCAATCAGAGATCTCGTACAACTGCACAAGCTCCGCATCGAGGAGATCAAAACCAAGATCGAAGCTGACGACAAGCGTGAGCGTCGTGAGATGGACACTAAGCGTAATGAGGCCGATCTCGCTCTAAAAGAAAAGCAGATCCAAGCTCAGGAAGAGCAGCAGAAGAGCGATCTTGCTTTGAAAGAGCGTGAAGCCAACGGAAAGGACGCCGATCGTGTCCGCGAAGACAACGCTGCAAAGCAGCAGGTCAAGGAGAATAGGATCGACCGGTGTGTGAAGGTTGGTGTGGCTGTCGGGGAACTGGTGTTGCCCTTGGCATTCTACGGACTCTGGATG